CCGCGTATTTGAGGTAAAGCTTTTCCAGTTCATCCATGTACTTGTCGCCGCTGAACGTCTCCTTGAGAACGGCTATGGCATCAAGGACAGATGACGCAACCATGTCGGGGTTCTTTCCATGCTTGTCTGCCCATTGGCTAGCCGCAGCGAAAACCATTTCTTCTGTGATACGCATGACACATCCTCTGTGAGTTGAACCTCACCAATACCGGCAACGAGCCACTATTTCAAGTACAGAGATTCCCATGACCATAAAGCAACCCGACTGGGAGGCCATCGAACGCGCCTACCGGGCGGGTGCGCTTTCCATCAGAACCATTGCCGAGCGCAACGGGATCAGTGACACCGCCATTCGCAAGAAGGCCAAAGCCGCTGGATGGGCAAGAGACCTTTCCGAACAGGTCCGCAAAGAGGTTCGCAACAAGCTGGTTCGCGGCGAGGTTCGCGAAGATCAATGTGCGAACCCTGAGCATGACGCGGAGATAGTCGAAGAGGCGGCAGAAGAGGGCGCCAGGGTTGTTCGCAGCCATCGACGAGATGTTCGCAAGGCCACGAACCTCGCGAATCTGTTGATGGATGACCTGCTGTCCACGATCCAGAATCGCGAAAAGATCGAAGACGCGATCATCGACGAAACGTCGGAAGACACCAACGGTATGCGCCGCGGCTCAATGCTCGCGGCAGTCGGCCTACCTAGCAACGCCAAGACCCTATTCCAGCTCTCGTCCGCGCTGAAGAACCTCCAGATTCTGGAGCGCCAGGCGTTTGGCCTGGACGAAAAAGAGAAGACCGATGAATCGGAAGAACTCTCCAAGCTGATGGACGAACTATCGAAGGAAGCCTGACCCATGAAGCCCGAGCATCTGAAGTTGCTCCGGGACCGGTTTTGGCGCCTGAACAACCTTTACTTCATCACTGACAAAAACGGGAAGAAAGTCCGCTTCCGCATGACGCAGGAGCAAATTGACTACTTCCAGGGCATGCACACCCGCAACATCATCCTGAAGGCCCGGCAACTGGGGTTCACTACCCTGGTGTGCATTGTCCAATTGGATGCCGCGCTATTCGAGTCAGCCAAGTGCGCGCTTATCGCCCATACCTTGAACGATGCCAAGCGCCTGTTCAGGGAAAAGGTCAAGTACGCCTACGACCATCTGCCCAGCGAGATCAAGGCTGCCAACCCAGCCCGGAACGATGCGGCCGGCGAGCTGGTATTTAGCAAGGGCGGCTCGCTCTACGTCTCCACGTCGTTCCGGGGCGGCACATTGCGCTATCTGCATGTGTCCGAGTTCGGGAAGATCTGTGCCAAGTTCCCACACAAGGCCAGGGAGATCGTTACCGGGGCCTTTGAGGCTGTAGCTGCTGACTGCTTCGTTACGATCGAGTCGACGGCAGAGGGCCGCGCTGGGTACTTCTTCGACTATTCGCAGAGCGCCGAGAAGCAGCAGCTATCCGGTGTTCCGCTTGGCCTGCTGGACTGGAAGTTCTTCTTTTTCAGTTGGTGGCGAAACCCGCTGTATTCGCTTGACCCTGAAGGGGTCGTAATACCGCAACGCCTGACCGACTACTTCGATGAGCTGTTCGGCAAGCACGGCATATTCACCAATCCAGGCCAGCGCGCCTGGTATGCGGCCAAGGAAAAGACCCTCGGCGACGACATGAAGCGGGAATACCCGTCATTGCCGGTCGAGGCGTTCCAGCAATCGGTCGAGGGCGCTTACTACGCCCAACAGTTCGCGAGGCTCTATGCGCAGCAGCGTATTGGAGTGATACCGGATAACAGTCACCTCCCCGTGATGACGTTCTGGGATATCGGCGTCGGCGACTCCACGGCCATCTGGTTTGTGCGCAAGGTCGGCGAGCAGTACCACGTCATCGACTACTACGAGAACTCGGGAGAAGGCCTGCGGCACTACATGAAGGTGCTCAAGGACAAGGGATACACCTATTCCGAGCACTGGGGGCCGCATGACATTGAAAACCGCGAGTTCGGCAGTGATGCCAAGACCCGCAAAGATCTGGCCCGTGAAGGCTATGAGATCGACGGGCAAAAATACTCAATGACCTTCAAGGTCGTACCGAAGATCGGCGTTGACGATGGCATTGAGGCGGCTCGCGAGATCCTGCCGCTTTGCGTGTTCGATGAGTCGAGATGCGACGAAGGCATAGGCCACCTTGAGAACTATCGCAAAGAGTGGGATGACAAGCGCGGCTGCTGGAAAGACAAACCGCTCCACGACAAGACATCGCACGGCGCCGACGGCTTCAGGTATTTCGCCGTCGCCAAGACCAAGCGTCAAACGGTAACGAACGTACCCGTCACATTCACTTTCTGAGGCCTTCCATGGCGAATTACAGCATCCCCCGGGCGGAATACTCGGAGGCCTTGCCCGGCTGGGAGTTGGTAAAGCGCTGCGTGGCCGGTGCAAGGGAAGTCCGCAAGCACGACATCTATCTGCCGATGCCTGATCCTGAGAACGAATCGAAGGAGAATAAGGCGCGGTACAAGCAGTACAAGAAGCGGGCAATGTTCCTCAACATTACCGGGCGCACCCGTATTGGGCTGCTCGGCGCGGTGTTCCGCAAGACGGCAGAGCTTCAACTGCCGGCCGGTATTGACTACCTGAAGGAGAATGCCAGCGGCGACGGCACCAGCCTTGAGCAACTGTCCAAGGAAGCTGTTGGTGAATGCCTGGATACCGGTCGCGGCGGCTTTCTGGTCGACTTCCCGAAGGTTGCGTCCGAAAGCGGCGTTTCGTCCATGGCGGACCTGGCAACAAAGCGGGCGCTGATCCACTTCTATGACGCAAAGGCCATCATCGACTGGGATGACCAGGTCATCGATGGCGTGAAGCGCTTGGTCTACGTGAATCTCGCCGAGTGCGTGTCCGAGTTCAATACTGTCGAGCTTTCCCGCGAAACCTATGTGCAGAACCGCGTTTTGCTGCTGGTCGATGGCCGCTATGTACAGCGCCTGTACAAAGAGGGCGTAGCGGACTACGCCGAAACCGAGCCAAAAGACAAAGACGGCAAGGCATTCGATCACATCCCGTTCAGCTTCTTTGGTTCCGAAAACAACGACGCCAGTGTCGACAAGGCGCCTCTTGAGGACCTGGCCGACGTCAACATCCTTCACTACGGCAACAGCGCCACAGTGGAAGAGAGCGGCTTTATCAGTTCCCAGCCGACGCTGTTCATCACGACAGACATCAGTGCTGACGAGTTCGCCAAGGTGAATCCGAACGGCATGCATATCGGATCGACCCGAGGCTACAACCTCGGCAAGTCCGGCTCGGCGACACTGGTCCAGGCCAGCGAGAGCCAGCTTGCCCGGGAGCTGATGAAGGACAAAGAAGAGCAGATGCTGATGATCGGCGCTCGAATCGTCCAGAAAGCCGGTGGCGCCGAAACAGCAGAGGCTGTGCGCATTCGTTACAGCTCGGACAATTCGGTGCTTGGCACTATCGCCGGTAACGTCTCCGAGGCCCTGAAAAGGGCAATCCTCGACGCCGAGCGCTTCATGATCGGTCAGCCGGACGAGAACGGCACCGTGTTCTGGCTGAATCAATCGTTCTTCGACGAGACCATGACCGCTCAGGACATCCTGGCACAGGTATCGCTGTGGCAGCAGGGCATCATTGCCAAGAAAGACATGCGCGTGAACCTACGCCAAGGTGGAATTCTTGAGGCTGATCGCAGTGACGAACTGATCGATGCTGATCGCGAAGGCGAGGCTCCTGTCCTGGGCGGCGCTCCAGTAAGCGGTGCTGCATGAGTGCCGACGGTTACCTCGAAGACGAGGCGACCCGGCACGCGATCTACGTCCAGCTGTACGCCATGCACAACCTGGAAGAGATCGCGGTCTTCATCACCAAGGCCATCGATGTCGCCAAATCCAGGGTGTCAGATGGTCTAAGCGGCTACGGCACGCAGCGGTACGAGCGCCAGATTCAGGTGCTGCAACGCGACCTTTCCGGGATTTACGCGGAAATGAAAGGGCAGATGCAGCTTGAGCTCGGCGCATTCGCTGGGGCCGAGACGAAATACAGCGTTGAGCTGCTTGGCCAGGTGGTTCGCCCGGTGGTCCAGCTCAATACGCCGGCGCCTGAGATGATTTCGGCAGCGGCTAAGCTTGACCCAATGGCCCTTGAGGCCAGGAAGGGTATCCAGCGGATCAGTATCAGTGGTGCGCTTGACGAGTTCGGCACCAAGAAAGCTGCTGAAATCCTCAGCGAGATCCAGATCGGCGCCGCCCTGGGCGAAACCACGCCAGCAATCGCAGCTCGGCTTAACGGCCTGCACCAGTTGCAACGGGATCAGGCAACGTCGCTGGTCCGCACCGTCACGAACCACATTGCCAGCACGGCCAGGGTGGAAACGCTCAAGGCAAACGACGACATCCTACTGGGAATGCGCCGGGTCGCCACGCTCGACTCGCGCACGTCGATCTACTGCATGAGCATCGACCAGACCATCATCCCGCTGGATGGGCCGCGTCCGCCGTATCACTGGAACTGTCGAACAACGCTGATCCCGGTACTCAAGCCGGAATACGCACGGGAGATTCCAGGCTCTACGCGGCCATCCATTGGATCGGACGGTACGAAAGCGGTACGCAGCAACACCAGCTATCAGGACTGGCTTGAACGGCAGTCAGCGGCGTTTCAGCGTGAAGTGCTTGGTCCGAGTCGCTATGCCCTATTCAGCAAGGGCGAGCTATCCATTGAGCGGTTTGTCGACACGAACGGCAAGACGCTAAACCTTGAACAGCTCAGGCAGCGCAGTCCGGAGGCTTTCGATAAAGCCGGCCTTTGACAACAAACGAAATTACCCAGCCTCGCCAAGTGCGGGGCTTTTTTATGCTCGCAGGCAGGGCCTGCAAAAACGTCTCTGGGAGACAGCCAATGCTGGAATATCAACTTGACACCCTTGAAGGCGTCGACGAATCCGTACGCCCGCTTTACACCGAAAAGGACGGCAAGTTCTTCCTCGGCATCAAAGGTCTGCCGCCGCAAGAAGACGTGTCAGGCCTGAAGTCGAAGGTGGAAGAGCTGCTTGGCGAGAAAAAGGCAGCAGAGAAGGCCCGGAAGGATGCTGAGGACCAAGCCAGGCTGGAGCGTGAAGAAGCCGCTCGCAAGTCCGGCAACGTCGAAGAGCTCGAAAAGTCCTGGTCCGAGAAATACAACAAGCTGCAACAGGAGCTTGGCGGTCAGCTCGAGTCGGAGCGGGACACCCTGCAAAGCCAGATCCGGGATCTGACAGTAGGCCGGACCGCAACCGACATCGCGACCACCCTGGCCATCCCTGGCAGCGCCAAGGCATTGCTTCCCCACATTGAACGCCGCCTGAGCGTCGAGCAGCGCGATGGTAAGCCCACCGTCGTGGTGCTGGATCAGGCGGGAAAGCTCTCGGCGGCAACGCTGGACGAGCTGAAAGCTGAATTTATGAATGACACTGCGTTCGGGCCACTGATCGCAGGCAGCAAGGCATCTGGCGGCGGGGCCGGGGGTGCTGGGAAAGGCGGCGGGGCCGCGAAAGGCAATATCGGCGGCACCAAAGAGGAACGCACGGCAGCAATCGCTAGCCGCTTCCCAGATCTCCCTCAGAAATAAGGAAAACTACTCATGTCCCTGTCGCAAATGCAGGTCTTCAACGAATATTTCATGCCAGCGACCATCGAGACGCTGGATCAGATGCTCGTTGCGTTCAATGCCGCTAGCCGCGGTGCAATCGTGCTGTCCCCGGACGGCTTCACTGGCGACTTCCTTCAGGAATCGTTCTTCCAGACCCTGGCTGCCGCTCAGCGCCGCGTTGACCGTTACGCGACGAACGCTGCCGTATCGGCAACTGATCTGACCGAACTGAAAAACACCTCCGTCAAGGTTGCTGGCGGCTTTGGTCCGATTCGCTACGAGCCATCCCAGATGACCTGGCTCGAGCGCCCGACCGCCCAAGGTGTCGAAGTGGCTTCGCGTGCGTTCGCGGAGATTCTGCTCAAGGATCAGCTCAATACCGCAATCGCCGCCCTGGTTGCTGCGATCACGGCCCAGGCAACCGCCGTTAATGATGTCTCGGCCACCGCTGGCATCACCTACGCAGGCCTGAATAACGCTCACGCGAAGTTCGGCGATGCCAGTCAAAACCTGGTCACTCAGGTCATGCAAGGCATCAGCTATCACAAGCTGGTCGGCCAGAACTTGGCGAACCAGCAGCAGCTGTTCCAGGCTGGCAACGTCCGCGTGGTCGATATCCTCGGCAAGATCTCGGTAGTTACGGACGCGCCCGCCTTGATGCAGGCCGGCACGCCGAACAAGGAAATCGTTCTGTCCCTGGTGCAGGGTGCCGCCCTGGTGCACGACGGTCGCGACATCATCACCAACGTGGACACCTCCAACGGCAAGGAGCGCATCGAGACCACCCTGCAGACCGACTACACCTTCGGTCTGGGCCTCAAGGGCTACACCTGGGACACCACCTCTGGCGGCAAGTCGCCGACCGACGCCGAACTGGCAACCGGCACCAACTGGGACAAGACCGCCACCAGCATCAAGCACACCGCTGGTGTTGCGCTGATCGGTGACGCTTCCAAGTAACCCCTGATGTTTGCGCCGGGGTCGCCAGGCGCAGCGGAGAAAGATCATGACCGACAAGAACATCTGGTATTTGCCAGGCCCATTTCATCGTTACGAAGATGATGTAAAGGCCCTGGCCAAGAAGGCGGGTCTGCGAATCATCGATGCAAGCGTGACGGACAGCCGTGACGGCGAGGCAGAGAAACCCCCGAAGGCGAAGCTCAAGGCTGAGTATCGCGAATCGGGCAAAGCATCGGGGGCAAATCAAGTCGCCGATCCTCTGGACAAGCTGACCATCGCCGAAGTTAAGGAC